TTTCGACGCTCATTACCGAGATGATGTCATTCCCGACATGCGTACAATTCGGGACAATCCCCTAGCACGTGACGGTGCGAGGCAAGAGTTGAGAGATCTCTTGGCTGATTCTACTCGGGTTAAGAATCTGTACAGACCAGGTGGTGACACTTTCTCTGAGATTCTTGATAAATGGGCAGGTCGCGTCACAGACCAAGGTTTTACCCGTGGCGATACTAACGTGAGTCCTACCGTTAGAGCGGGAAACGTTAGTGAGCTGACTGAGATGGATCAGAGGGGTATGTTCCGACGCGCATCACGCGCTGGCAGGAACAGACGTTCGTATGGCAAAGGAGGAAAGGGGCTATGAGAGTTGTTGATTCTTATCGCTATCTCGAGACACTAGACGTAAGTTCTCGAGCTAGGGTGGAGTCATCAATCCAGCGTACTGCGATGGGTAATGGACTCGAAGACTATGTCACACCACTCCTTGGGTGATGGAGATCCCGATACCGAGAGAAGGAAAGTAAGAGACTTTCTCTTAGATCGTCTACCATTGCAGCGCTTCCACTGGTTGCGCGAAGCTGAAGAGGCTCAAGCGGAAAAGATAGGTTCCTGGTCTATGCAGTTGCCTTATCTAGAACGTCAGCCCAATGTTTACGCGTATTACGCTGTGAACACTGGACAACCAGATCTTGACTTACTCAAGCAAGCTACGCGTGATGTACTGGAAATTATGCCTAGTGATTTAGACCCAATGCCATTGTCCGAGAGTATTGCAACGATGCCAAAAGGCACTAACCTAGGTGCGCCTGTTTTCACTAGTGATAAGAGGTACATCGAAGTTATTGCAAAAGAGGCGACACGTATCGAAAGCGAGGGATTCTCTGGCGATGAATTCCTACCTGCACTTATGTTCTTTCGTGGTCAACCGAGAGGCATCGGGGAAATAACGAAGAACAGAACAGTCTGGGGTATCTCCAAAGTCAATGTCTCCCATGGGTTGCGCATACAGAAGCCTCTTCTGTACCATCTTCGGCAGAAGTTGGAGTTCGCAGCCTGGAACGAGCTTGGCGTCGTCGACCGTGCAGTAACACACGCTTTTGATCTGGGGAGGAGACAGATTATATCTGTTGACTTCTCAGGCTATGACGCATCACTCAGTCCTGCTTTAATTAGCAGTGCGTGGAACGTTATACGCAAGTGTTTTAGAGGCAGGCATGCCCCGTTAATTAACTGGCTCGAAGAGCAAATGAGAAATGTCCCATTAATTACTCCTGAAGGTATCATCACTGGCATGCATGCAATGCCATCTGGTGATGCAGCAACGAACCTCATCGATGGCATTTGTCAATGCATCCTCTGGAATTACGTAGCTCGCAAGTTGGGCGTGATGCTGACGTTCCTCACAGTACAGGGTGACGATGGGGTAGTCATATTCAACAGGCCTGTTGATATTGACTTGGTAAGGGATATTATCAAAGCTGATTTCGGTATGCATCTGAGTACCGAGAAAGGTGGAGTCTCTCCGGATCAGGTAACGTTTTGTCAGAACGTATACTCTCGTTATTACCAGGCAGGGAATGTTAATGTGGGCGTAAGGCCAATTATGCGCGCCATTAACGGGATGCTCAGTTATGAGCGTCTAGTCAAGAAATCCGCTGGATGGAACGGATATATGGACACCCTGAGATGGTGGCAGCAGGCAGAGAACTGCCGATATCACCCTTCCTTCGAGGTGTTGGTGCGATACCTATGGGATCATGACAAGTACTCTAAATTACCAGCATCTGAGGTGTTGGATAATGCGGGTGGTCTT